TGTTTTAGTTGCTTCCATAATGAGATGTATTGTCTTTCCACAACATCTAGGTACATTGAAAATTTCCATATTATTTTATTCTCCTTATCTTCTGCATCTCACACTTCCACCAGCATCTATATCACCTGATACGTTACCACAAGTTACAGATCCACCTGCGTCTATATCTCCCTTGACATCTCCACTAACTTCACAACTACCACCACAATCAATACTTCCTGAATTGCCGTGAACTTCTACTGAACCGTCACAATCAATTTTGTTTACATTTCCTTCGATGGTGACTTTAATATCACCACTATTGCACTCATGAATTATATTACCATCTACAATAACCTTTTCATTGTTGATGACAACATTAGTTCCTGAACATGTAATTGTTTTACCATTAATAGTTATTCTGTTCATTTTTACCTCCTTAATTTTCGCAAGAAACTGTCGATTATTATCTTTTAAATATGTGGGTATGGATTTTCACCATACATGTACATTGTTGTACAGATTCTGGGCTACCAAGGATGAAGAACCACCGTACTCCTGCTTAACTGGCAGGCGATATTCTTTCGTGTTTTACCACATTTCTCTCTACTCGATAACCTTACTTGTGTCTACATATTCCACCACCACATATTTTAATTCTCTGTTTCAAAAACCTATATGAATATATTTTGCGATCCCTTCATCTAATTTCATTTAATTCCCCTAGACTTTCTTATAAAATAGTAGTATATTAAATTACAATAGAGGTGGATGTTTATGTTTAAATATTTTAGTATAAATGATTTTTTTATCAGTCTTATATTTCCTTTGATTTCAGGTATAATTTTATTAATATTAGGAATTTTAATTGAAATTTTAAAGGAATATAATAAAAAAAACTTTACAACCCTTGACATTTGGTGTATTCTAATCAAGTCGCCTTGGAGAAGAATGTATTTTTCTTCTCCAATTTTTATATTGTTGTGCCTTTAAAATCACTTTCATTAATTTTTTTAACCGTTATCGTAAATATATTTTTATCGTTGCCTTCGTCCTCTCTCATCCAACGCACAAAAAATCCGTCTTTCCTTGGCTTTTTGAGACTCTGAAACGCCCTATTTATGGGCATTCCAGAAATCCAAATTACTCTTCTACTGTATTATTCTCTGTTTCTAACATCATCCAAGTATTTCTATTGTTATGACTTGTTCTAATACACTGTAAAAATGCCTCTGGTTCAGCTAATAACAAGCATCTCTTCTTTGCTCTGGTCAACAATGTATAAAGCATACAGTTATCAAGAAGCTGATGATGTGTATTATCAATAATACCAATTACTGTCTTTCGACCAGCACCCTGTAATTTATGTACTGTCATAGCATAAGCAAGATCCAAAGCAGCTAACTCTTTCTTTGTATATTCAATGATTTTGTCTTTTCCAAAAATATCAGTGTAAGTTACTTCACAATACTCTTCTTTTTTCTTACCATCATATCTTTCACTGATTTTTGTCACATAACCAATCTCTCCATTAAATACATTTTTGTCATAATCATTAACTGTTTGCATGACTTTTGCACCAAGTTTGAAAGTTGTATCAAAACCTTCAATACTCTCTAAAACATCACCAAGTAATTCATTTTGAATAACCTTGTTAATTTCATTGGTGCTATTCAAACAATCTTTTCTACGAGGTACTGCAATAACCACATTGTCAATTCCATCTGATTCAACAGATTTGATGAATGTCTTAACAGCAATGTTAAATAATGACTGTCGATTTGTACGGAACATATAATACATATCCTGTAACTCACCATGTATAATTCGTGGCTGTAACTTCTCAGATAT